GGCTATTTCCGCCAAGTAACAGGCAGAAATCACGGTTTGTCGTTCCCGCCACTCGGGATTTCTTTTTTTCTTAACCAAAGAGACGACCGTCCGGCTACCGGACCGGTTGTTGCTCGATACTTAGGTCAACTCATAGTACTTCCCGGGGCCCTTTCGGTACTCCCGTTCCGCCCGAAGGCACTAAAGTCCATCCCCTGTGATCGTTTCCAATCACAAGAGTATCCTCTCTTTGACCGTACACTTCCCGACATGGAGTTCCTAGATTACTCCCCAATGCGTAGAGGAAAGCTGCGTAGACAAGTGTGTGAGTAGTTCATCCGTCGGCTCAACCATCATTTCAGGCTGTCTAAGCAGGACTTAGCTGAACAGTCACACGTACTCCATCGGAGTCGTCACCGCCCATTCTTACGTTGGGTTTCTCATTACGTAACCTCTCCAATTGGTACCGTGCCCAGGTCTCGCCAACTAAGAAGACCATATACCTGCCCCCGGCCCTACCTTTCAGGCGCCGCCTCGGTTCTTTTCTTTTCCCTTGATGAAGACGCCAGCTGCGCTTTTACATCACCGTAGGATCCCCTTTCATTTCATCCGAGTGGACTCCACCCGAGAAGCGACTACCATCGGTCGTCCTTCAAGAAACATTCCCCATCCTCCATAATGACCGGAGAGATGTAGCGGATGGTGGGTTCCCAATCCTTAACTACAAATCCCTTGATTTCTTTCTTAGCCGCCCTACGACGGGCTAATATTCGGTCAACTCTACCCTGGTTACTAGGAGTTTCATACGTCCGGAAGAAACGGATTCGACGTTCAAAAATTGGCAGAGACTTCAAGATAGTTCTCTGCTCACGTCGAAACGCTCCGTCCATCCGTCCGTCATTGAATAGGAGTTCAAGAACACACTCCCGTTCAGAAATTGACAACTCTTCGTAACTAGGCTCCAACCGATCATCCATGACACTGGCATCCTCCGGTATTCTTCTTGCTTTCACCATATTTCTCTCACGCGACCATACGGAATGGTTATGGGTAGGAAGGCCCAAATCACTTGGTAAAATGTGCCAACGCTTCCCGAGTCCAGACCGAACGAATGCGGAGATCCATTTGGATCCTGCCTTCCGACACGCCGTCGCCATGTGTCTCAAACCCTCAAGCGTTCCGGGTTCACCACCTCCTCTTCTCAGATTCCTAATCTCGATCCACGCTTTACCTTGCCTCAGAAAGGTCGTCGAGTTGATCTCGGCCGAATTAGTCGCAACCATTGTTTTCTTATAATTGACCTCGAACCCGGATGGGTAAGAGTTAAGAACCTCCGAAGAGGGCGACGAGACCAAGGTGTCATCTCCGTTGACCAGAACAAGGCCTTCTTTGCCTCTCAGTGCCCACTTGGCGGCACAGTAAGAGCTAAGACAGAGCAGCGGAAAGGATAGGTACTGACCCATCATCTGACCATGAGAAACCTCCCGTCCTCTAACGGACGGTCGCAGGGATTCATGGGCCAATTGTCGTATACTACCCGGGATCGATGAGCTTTTCGCCAACAGTGCACTAAGAATAACCTCAGTAGCATCAAGACGCAAACCATCGGTCGCCGCAGTTAAGTCAATAGAGGTCTGGTACCTATGCACGCAGACCCTCTCAATTTTCTTCCGGTCAGGTGGACCCTTCAAACACCAGTCTCTCGAGGAGATATACTGGTAAATTGACTTGTGAAGGGGGCCCAGGAGATCCATGTCGACACATTGGATTCCCAGAGGTCTCACCTTACCCGGAGTTTTTATTTCCTTATACCGCAGCCAGGTTCTGCCTTCAACCTTTTCGGGGAATCTTCCCTTTAGTGTCGCTGACAAAAACTCTCGTCTGCTCGAATTCGTTGACCACCACTGATCAGCTCGCCACGGACGCCCACAGGGGGACTTATCCGCGCGTGCTGACGCCCGAGGAACGAATGAGTAACAAAAGGATTCGTAAGTGCGATCCCAACCAAAGCGAAATTCTCGCCGGATCAGTCTTCTACAGAAATCCAGATAATCGGGAGGAGATGTTGGGGGTGTTTCTTGGCATGCCCTAAGGGCCCAAGAATCATACACCGAAGGAGAGGAGTGGATATTGCACGTCTGCGACGGGAGTGATCTCCTTATGGAAGCTACGGATTGCGCTAGCTCCCATCGATCACGTCTCCCGAGACGTCGCAATATAGGAAACCCGTCCTCGCGCCAACCAACTTGGGAGCGAGGAAAGGGGATGGAGAAGGGCTTTTGCCCAGGAGGGGAGAGGAGGAAAAGGAGATACTTGTCAAGCGTGTCTGCTTCGAAGTCCGGTAGTTCTCCTCCCGCAAGGGAGAAACGTATCCGAATGATCTTCAAAGCAGACGCTATTGTTTCCTTAGATCGGCGTAAATTGAATTTACAGGTACACCGATCAGTGGGACGAGAACCGCAGGCGGTTTTATCTCTTCCCAGCCAACGAGTATCTTCGATACCGTTGGATCGTACCATGTCCACGAAAGCTTGTAAGCTGAACTGGTAGACCCGATTATTTTCTTGCTGGCAAGAAAATAGCT